CGATCTCAGGCACAACAGGAAGCGTACGGGCGCACCCAGAAGTTTCAAGCACCTGAACGTGAAATTGCGCGCGAGCAGATGGAACAGCGGCTCGCGAACCAAGGCATTACGATCGGGAGTAAAGCTTACGAGACCGAGATGCGTCGGCTTTCTGACCAAGAATCACGCCAGGACCTTCAAAATCTACAAGCGTCCTTTGGTGAGGGACGTGCGCAGGGAGGCTATCAGGGGCAACTTCGCCAACAGTCGATTGCTGAAGAGGCGCAACGTCGGGGCATCAGTATCAATGAGATGAACGCCTTACTGACTGGTCAACAGGTGAGTTCTCCACAGATGCCATCCTTTCAAGGAGCTGGCGCCGCACAACCTGCCAATATGCTTGGCGCGGCTGGTATGCAGGGACAATACGGCATGCAGGCCTATAACGCTGAACAACAAGCAAATCAGAACCTTTGGGGTGGGCTTGGACAGCTTGCGGGCACAGGCGCACTTTTCGCTTTCTCAGACGCTCGCTTGAAGTGGAACGTGCAGCGTGTAGGCACTCACCCACTCGGCATTGGCGTCTATGAATATGATGCCCCATGGGGTCATGGAATTGGCGTTATGGCGCAGGAAGTTGAAAGAATTCGTCCAGACCTTGTTAAGCGACACGCGTCTGGTTACTTGATGGTTAATTACGGAGGGCTATAGCATGGCACAGATGATGCCTCAAGAACAGATTGACCCCGAAACAATCAAGGCTATCCTTGAAATGTCAGGAGATGATCTCGAAATTCAGGCGATGCTGAAGCAGATGACCATGTCTGACGCCCTTCGCGGCGCAGCCTTGGCGCCTGGAACGTCGAAGAATGTCTTCGGTGCCGTAGCACAGGGATTGGCAGGTTATGGTGCTGGTCGCGAGCAGGAGCAATTTCGCACAGGCATGAAGGGCATGGGTCAGCGTAAGGCGGCAGGACGTGGTCGTTTCTTTGACGCGTTGTTTCCACAGCAACCTGCGCCATTGAACGAAACCACCAATCCTGATTTTGAGGATACTGGGGAATACTAACGTGGCTGAATTCCAAAGCCCATACGCTGCACGAATTGCGGCATTGATCAAGGAACAAGAGGGTCTAGAAACGGCCCCCATGCCGCAGATGTTTTCTCCTGAAGAGCTTGCGCGGCGTCAGGCAGAAAATCAACGGAACCGTCAGCTTGGCGTTCTTGGTGAGCTCTCAGGTGATCGCCCGCTTGGAGACGTAGGCGGTAAGATACTAAAACAGGCGATGGGGGAGCAACAACGCCGCCTTACGGAACATGGTGAATATGACCCGATCTCTGGTCGACTATCCGTGTTCCCTGAATATACCCGCAAGCAAAAGACTGATAGACTTGCGAAAGAACAGGCACGGATGACTGAGATGGAGGCACGTGACTACGCCAAATTCCTGGCTGACCGTGCCTCTGATGAGAATCGTCGTCTAATAGCTCAAATGGCAGCTGGTCAAGCAGGCACCTATAGCTTTAGTGGCGTGGACGCCGCTGGCAAGCCAATACTTGTGCACAGTAAGTCAGGGCAGTTTGTGCAACCAGGCGCTAAGGCCGGAGAATTTACGCCATACACTGGTGAGGTGCGTCAACGTGGTGCGTTTGAGAAGGAGACTGGAAAACTTGAGGTAGCTCAACAATTTGGCGATAGGGCTCGAAAGGTGATCGCTAAGTTAAATACTCCTGAAGCTCAGGAAGCTTTTGGCACCGGCGTGGCTGGTGGCACTTTAGCTCTTATGGCTGATATACCTGGACAAAGTTATTTACAGGAACAGGTGTTTACTCCTGAGCAGATTGAATTTAGGGCTGATGTAATGGAACAAGGCTACCAGGTAGCTCACGACTTGGCCGGTGCCGCAATGTCTTATGGCGAGCGAATTCGTCTTAAAGATTTTGTTCCTCACCCTGGAGATACAGCCAGAATTGTGCAAGATAAGATGAGGTCAGCTTCTAGAAAATATAACGAAATAACGCAGAAACTTCAGGCAAAACGCTCTGTTGCTGGCTCGTCTCAAGGTCCTGGTCCCGGGGTTCAACCTGGGGCAACCGCGGCCCAGGGAGGTAACGTCATTAAGTATGACGCCCAGGGTAACAGGCAACCCTAATGGCTAAGACTGCTCAGCTAGCTGACGGCACTACGCTGGAGTTTCCTGACGAGACTTCAGACGCGGTAATGGACGCTGCCGTCAGGAAGCATACGCAAGAACAACGCGTCCAGGCCGTCATGGCGCCTGGCGCCGAAGAAGCGCGTCGTAAGCAGGCCATCAAGGAAACTGGCGCTGAGATGTCGCTTCCTCAACGTGCACTTGCCGGTTCAGGTGCAGGCTTCCGGACAATTGCGAAAGCCGTCCTGCCTCAGGCGCTTGAAAAACGCTTAGGTATTGAGGAGAGTGTTGATGAAACAATGGAAGGTCTGGGCACCGCGGGCAAGGTAGCGCGGTTCGGCACCGAGGTCGGGGCTACCATGCTGCCTGCCGCGAAGGCCGCGCAACTTGCCGGCCGAGGGCTGGGACTTGCTGGTCGCGCGCTTACCCCAGTGGGTGCCGCGGCAATTGAGGGGATGACCGCTGGTGCCCTAACCTCGCCAGAAGATCAAGGAAAGGGTGTCGTTGCTGGCGGCCTTGGTGGCGCTGCAGGTCAACGGATACTTTCAGCCATCCTTGGTAGGGCCGGGAAACCAGTGCCTCAGCTTCCTGGTGCTGAACGTGCTCGCCGTGAAGGTATCGAGGTTTCAGCTGGTCAGGGCGCCGACCCTTCAACGCTGGCTGGTCGCACGTGGGGAGCGTTGGAGGAAGGTTTTGCCGGCATCCCTGTCCTTGGTCAAGCACTAGCCCGACGCCGTGGGCGAGGACAGGAAACGTGGCGCGAAAAGGCTATCGAGAAAGCGTTGCCTGAAGGTGGCCCAGTGCCGAAGGGTGCTGAAGGCACGACTGAGGAAGCCATCGAGGGTGTCCGCAAGCAATTCACCAACCTTTACGAAGATGCCTTGAGAGGTAAGAAGATTTCCATTGACGAACCCTTCGAGGAGTTCGTCACCAAGGCCATAAATGATCCTGCGCGTTATATGACGCAGGCGCAGCGAGAGTACGTTGAGTCACTTCTCCAGAAACATGTTTACTCTCAAGTGCGTAACCCTCCACCTGCCGCGGGGACCGTGCTGCCCCAGGCAACCGCCACCGCACGCGCTTTACCGCCCCCGCCTGCAGGGACCGCAGTTGGGCCGGTACGTGCTGAGGTTGGTCCTCGTGCAGCACCGCCCATCCGGGACATTGCTGGAGAAGCAATGCCCGCCGCGGCAGGTGCCCCGTTCATTGAGGGTCCTACGCTCTTCAAAGGTCAGTCTGAGTTGCGCCAATTGGCCCATAAACTACGTGGTGGACGACCATCAGAGGAAGAGACTGGTAAATTGATGGGGGACATTGCTGACGAAGTCTATCGCATGATTGGTCGTCAGGACAAGCCTGCAGGTGCCATGATTGAGAAACTTCGAGAACCGTACAGTAAATTCTCGGCAGTTGAACGTGCAGGAGAGAAGGCCGGTGGCGGCGGCGCCTTTACACCACGACAACTTCGTCAGACGGCAAAGGCGCAACCAGAGCTTCAGGAGTTTGCTAAGCTCGGGGAGCAGTTCGTCCAGCGGGCACAGCCACCAGGTCGTGGCACGTGGCCAGCCTACGCGGCCCTCGCCGGTGGTTACATGCTCGGTGGACCTGCGGCGACCGCGGCTGGTGCTGCAATGATCCCGGTGCTTGGTACGAAACTAGCCCAGCGGGCACTTCGCGGGGACTACGCCGCCCAGAAGGCCCTGATTAAACTTCTCCGTAAGCAACCGACCCTTGGTGCCGTACCAGGTGGCGTTGCTGGAGCCAATATCAGTGAATGAGGTAACATATGCCACGTGACGCTTCAGGAACTTACACGCTGCCCCCATCAAATCCCGTGCAAACAGGGACCCCGATCCAATCCACAGGGTGGGCGAACCCATCAATGTCGGATATTGGGAACGAGCTCACAAATTCCCTGGACCGTGCTGGTCGCGGTGGCATGACGGGACCGTTCGGCGTGACCGACGGCTCATTATCAGCGCCAGGGATGCGTTTCACCAATGACTCGGACAATGGTCTACGGCGCACGGGCACCAATACCTGGACCTTGGTGGCTGCCGGTGTTGACATTCTACAGGTAAACGCCAACGGCCTTACCCTCGTTTCAGGGATAGCTGTAGGTTTCGGGGCATCGGTAGACCAGAGCGACGCACCTCCCTCAGGTTTTATCAAGGGTGATCTTTGGTTTGAGTCTGATTCCGGCAACTTTTACGTGCAGTATGAGAACCCGGACCTTACCCTAGTGTCTGTTGGGGTGAATAGCTTCGGTGGCGCCTACGTGCCCCTGGGGTCGGTCGGGGTAGCGAACGGCGTGGCGTCCCTGGACGCTAGTGGTCGTGTGCCAACGTCACAGGGTGGGGTGCCCGCAGGCGCCATGTTTGACTTCGGCGGCACCGTGGCCCCGACTGGCTACGTGCTTTGTGACGGGGCAAGCTACACGACCGCCGCGCAGCCGACGTTGTTCGCCGCGATAGGCTACACGTGGGGAGGTTCGGGGGCGAACTTCAACGTGCCAAACTTCGCCCGCCGAACGGCGGTAGGTTCAGGCGGCACTGGCACGGCGACGCTCGGCAATACGGTGGGAAGTGTAGGCGGGGAAGAGACGCATACCTTACTGGATTCAGAAATGCCTGCTACTCTTTCTGGTGAAGGATGGTTGTATTATAGGGGCAGTGGAGGGGTTTATTCCGTAGGTGCTGGAACTTTGGTAGATCGCACAAATATCATCACAGCTACCCCCTTTAACGTCATGCAGCCCTCTGCCGTAGTGACCAAGATCATCAAGACCTGATTTTTAGACCTGATTTTTAGACCTGATTTTTAGACCTAAAGGAACTTTATGGCCTTCCAGTTCCCGCCATCACCTACCGTCGGGCAACTCTTTACCCCAGTTGCTGGTGTCACCTACCAGTGGAACGGCACGGGGTGGCTTCCAACGGCATCTACCCTTACCCAGGGGCAGGCCGACGCACGTTATGCTCAGGCGGTCACTGGTGATCGGACGCTGTGGCAGCAGACCACCGCTCCTGTGGGTTGGACAAAGGAGGTTAACGCCCTCTACAACGACGCCGCGCTGCGTTTCCAGACCGGCACGGCGACAACGGGTGGGGCTGACAACTTTAGCGTAGTGTTCGGCGTTGGAAAAACAACGGCGACAGACGGTAGTGGAAATAGCGGGGGGTTCACGCTGACAGAGGCTGAGATACCCGCGCATACGCACCAGCAAACGGTGTCGATTAGTGGAAATCAATTTGGAGCAAATCGCACTGGTGCTTCTGGGAACGGAGCAAATGCCTCAGATAGTTCTGGCGCCAATACGACGGCCCAGACAACACTGGGAACGGGCGGTGGTGGCTCCCACGCGCATACTACGCCTGCGCACTTCCATACGTTTAGCAACTTCAACCTCAAGTTCGCGGACGTTATCATCGCGACGAAGGACTAACCATGAGCGGAAGCTACTGCCCGCTGTTGAAGAAGCCCTGCATCGAGCACCAGTGCAAGTTCTACGTCCACCTGCTCGGGAATGACCCGCAGACCGGCAAGGGCATCGACAAGTTCGACTGCGCGATGGCCTTCATCCCTATTCTCCTGATCGAGGGCGCGCAGCAGACGCGGCAAGCCGGTGCGGCGATTGAGAGCTTCAGGAACGAGATGGTGAAAGCTAACCAGCTAAGGCTTCCATTTGAAACCTTTCCTACTATTCCTCAGCTGCCTGCTTCTTAACGCCTGCGCCGCGCAGCAGATTGAGGGGCCGTGCACGATTGAGCTTAAGGTTGAGCGCACGGTTACTTGCGAGGCGAGCGGTAAGTCAACTACCGGCCTGTCGTTGCCTTAAGTTTCTTTTCCGAGGGCGGCGTCGATGGCGGCGTCGAGACGCTCTCCCGCTGGTAGATCACGGTTCCAGCGCGGCAGATACCAGTAAAGTCCGGGGCCATTTCTATCCTGAACAACTGCGTTGTTACGCATGTGACGATACCTCCTCGCATCCTTCTCCGCCTCCCCTGCGCGGGCTTCTGCAGCTTCGGCACGACAAAGCGGGCATGGGATGATGTGGCCTTTGTGCTCCCAATAGCGAAAGCTGCAAGTCGCGCATTGACCACCCACTCCGGCAGTCTCGGCTACTGCCAGCGCCCGTGTCATGGCGCGGTCGGCCTCGATCTCCTCCTGGTTGCGGCTATTGGCTACGGCCAGCGCGGACTGGGCGGCGGAGAGTTGGCGTTGTAGGCTCAGAATTAACTCTGTCGCATCCCGCAAACATAGTTCTTCGTTGAATGACGCCAAATACAAATTCGGATACTCGGGGCAAATCTGTTTTATGAAATCCAGAATGTATTGAGGCGTCCTGCCCCCGGAGTGGTTGGTCATGGTATCACCTTGAGTTTTATATGAGGTTTGATCACATCTTCAGCTAGCCGAATTCCGTAATTTCTTTTCATTAAGCCGCGACGATCTGCGTGTGTTCCTGAGTGATAGCTAATGCTCGGCCCGTAGTGGCGTTTGCATGGCTCGCCGGGAATCGACTTGCAAACGGGGCAAGCAACCTTCGCAACACAGGGATCGGTATATACATAGCGCCCGCGCATAGTTGGATCAGGCACGAAAATCTTATGCGGATCACGAGCGCCATAGGCGATGAAGCGAATCGTCGGATAAGGGCAGAGACTCATCTCTCCTCCCCTCCCGCTGATGGGGCGGCGGCGAGCGCAGCCCAATAAAGATAGCGTTTTACATATTGATGTTCTTTTCCCTTCTCCAATAGGGCCTCTTGCACACCGACAAACGCAAGGACGGCGTGCCCGGTTTCCGGGTTGTAGAGTTCAACCGCAGTAGGTGCGATGTTATCGCCGCCTTGGAAAATAAGTTGCGTTCCACCTCCTCTCACGTATCCGCATTCTTCAAGGAACTTGGCCGTAATCGGCTCTCGCTTCTCGCGCAGGGAGAGGGCAGTAGCAGCTTGACGCAACACCGCCGCCTCTTGTTGCGCTTCCTCCGTGGCATCCAACTCTATGTGTGCGGCAATGGCTAACACAGCTTCGGGCAGAGTCGGCGCAGGACACGCAGTATCGCCAATAACATACGGTTCCTCCGGCATCCCTTCCCCGCTGTCGGGGGCCTCGCTCGCAGACGTTCTTGTAGCCTCGGCTACTCCGGCCCTCGCGGACTCCGTAATCTGCGGCGCGGCTTTCAAAAAGACGTGTTCTACAATCCTGAAGGAATGCTTAACATGCACTAAGGCACAATGATGTGCTTCGTCTGCCGTAAGAAAATGCCGCGCTTGATTAGCATCTTCTGTCCATTGACCGGCATAAGGAAGAGATTCCCAAGCGGCTGCTCTCCACCATATAGTCGGACTGTGATTCTCCTGCTGCCCACGTTCTATTAACCAAACGCATTTAGATTCCGGTGCGGCTTTCGATTGGGCGAGGAGGGCTTCAATACGAAGAACTAACGTCTGACCATACGGGTCGTATTGACCGCGCAGCAACCACTGACAGTCCTGAAAAAGTTTAATCGCTTCATCGTTCATTTGCGCCTCCGCCTGGATTGAAGGGCGGCTCGTTCCGCAACAAGGTTACGACAGGCAAAATCTACTTTGTTCACGTCAGAAATAATGATGTTGATGTGTTCTAACGGAAACGGCACTAGCATCCACGTCGCCAATAGTTTCCACGGTTTCCCCATGACCGCATCAATTAAAGCGCGCTCTGCCCTTATGACCCGCTTCTCCTCCTTCCTCATCGCCCGCTCTCCTCGTCAGTTGCCATCACGTAGAACTCGATTGGCCGTAGCCGTAGCCGTAGCCGTAGCCGTAGCCGTCGCCGTAGCCGTAGCCGTAGCCGTAGCCGTCGCCGTAGCCGTAGCCGTAGCCGGAGCCGTCACCGTAGCCGTAGCCGTCGCCGTAGCCGTCGCCGTAGCCGTAGCCGTAGCCGGAGCCGTCACCGTAGCCGGAGCCGTCGCCGTAGCCGGAGCCGTAGCCGTCGCCGTAGCCGTAGCCGTAGCCGGAGCCGTCACCGTAGCCGGAGCCGTCGCCGTAGCCGTAGCCGTAGCCGTCGCCGTAGCCGTCGCCGTAGTCGTAGCCGTAGCCGGAGCCGTCACCGTAGCCGGAGCCGTCGCCGGAGCCGGAGCCGGAGCCGGAGCCGGAGCCGTAGCCGTCAAGCGTCAGAAGTCTTTCCATTTCGCACCGTCCACATCAATAACACTGATGACCGCACGCATCGGAACGCGCACCGTTCCGACTTGATCGAGTTTCGTGCTTGAGGTCGGCCCACTTACAAGCTCGCCAAGTCCTTTGGTAGTTCCCCACACCCGGATATTCTTGGCGCTCTCGATTACGCACCAATCCCCCTCTATCACGGTCTTGCCGATATAGACAAAACCCCGATCCAGCACCACAATTGCAAGTCCCTGCAAAACACACTTCTTTTCCATTTCATCTCCTCTCATCGGTTAGAATCATCACAAACTCGATCATGGGATATTTGCTCTTTCGTCAGGAGCGCCATCTCCGCGCTGACAGGGGCCGCGCCTGCACGATGCTCAAATGGCAAGCCAAATTCTCCATCGTGCTTCATTGTTCTACCTCCATATCATGGCTGTCACGCCACCCCAGAAAGACTGGGTGTCTTGGTAGGTCCTTCATCCCTACCTCAAGGTACTTGAACTTAACGAGTCGGTCAACGTAACTTTCACGGGCGGCCCAAATGGCCTGACGCTCGTCAGCTGTGAAGCCAGTACCAATACGGAATATGAGCCCGCGCCACCGCACCACGAGTGCCCCTAGCGTTCCCCTTGGCACAAGGTTCGCCTTGTGAGACGACCGGTCAGTATAACCAAGCTCATTCTGCGTGGCTTCGTTCTGGTTCGAGTAAAGTTCCTCGAACTCAACGACTAGGGCCTCATCGTCCTTGAACCGCTTCAATTTCATCATCCCCTGCTCACGCGGAGTTGAGCGACCGTACTTGTAAGCTGCTAGCGGGTCCCTGGTAACGAGGCCCTCGAAGCCCTGTTCAAGGACCTTCTTCTCGTGCGCAAGTAATTCTGCCTCACCTGAAATTAACAGGTGAGGGAGCCGATAGGCGGGGTCTACGGTTACATGGCGCTTCTCAAAAGGAAGGTGAGGGTAGCCGGCGTTGTCAAAGACTATGAAAAAAAGTTCATTACCCAGGGGAGCATATTCTGTCATGACGCCTGAAACGGTCTTAAGGTAGACGTCCTCAGCGGTCACTGAGCCAACGACAAGTTCACCATCATAACCTTCAAGGCGGCAATATTTTGCCTGAACTGACGCGTTTGGGATGGGCTTCAAGCTCCGTGAAAGCACGCGCCCGTCTCTTACGATCGCCCGCACCCCGTCAAGTTTAGGGGATGCAAGGACCGGGTATCGTAGGAGCGAGAGGTCTTCAAGCCTGGCCGCTAACATGGGCCGAAAAGTCATAAGGGTCTCCTCAAGTGGGGAGGTTCGAAATTGTTGTCGACAGTCTCCTCATAATCTATTAGCATGTGCGACATGGCCGTTACGATGGTAGCGATTTGATCTTCACTTGGCTCCCAGAACAAGTAGTGGGCTAACTGGAAGGCGTGGCGTTCAACGAGTGATGGCATTTATGGCTCCTAAAATATATTTAACCTTAACCAAATTGGATTTGAGGCTCACCGAAATATATCCACCCGACAAATCAATATATCAAGTGGATATCCAGGAGTGTAAGGATACTTAGGCATATTAACCTATACTCCTGGGATATTTCGGTCGCATGGCATACCAATCACCCCGAGGATCCCTCAATCTTTGCTTTTTCAGCTTGAGTCGTTTGTAGTAGCAAGCAAGGCATGTTATGCCAGTATAGAACCATTTATTTGGATCATTTACTGGTGCCTTGGTCCCACAATACTGGCACAATAGGCTCACTCTATCTCCCAAAAAGTGTACGGTGCAGACACCCTGCCGTACCAGGTTGTAGGAGCGCGGAGCCTGCTTCCGTGATCTTTGAGTCCTTTATGACTCATTATTTATTGTATACCCCCGATTTTCAAAAGTAAACTGTAGGGTTTATTTAGCCGCAACTTTAAGAAAGTCGACAACGTGGGCAGCAATATCTAGTTTGCGCTCAAGCGCTAAGAGAACATGTTCATCTACCGTTGCTGGTGCTATCATGTCGATGATGGTCACCGACCTAGTTTGCCCAATTCGGTGGGCTCGGTCTTCAGACTGCAGGCGATCCTCAAGGGAGTAACTATTCCTGAAATAGATCTCGAAGCTAGCGGCGGTTAACGTTACACCGTAACCGCCAGTCTCTTGGTTGGCTAGGTAGACCCGGCATGCTTTAACCTCTTGAAACTTCTGAACGTCAAGGGGTCGCTGGCGCGGGTCTACATCACCATGGCACTTGACAACATAATCTTTGCCGAAGCGTGCGATGATAACCTCGTAAAGTTTCAGGAGCGCTGGCACCGAGGAGCACCAGACAATCACCTTGTCGTCAAGTTCCTCAAGCAAGTCAATGAGCGCCGCGACACGAGTCTCGGACACCCACTCAATGGTGCCCTCATCTTGCTTCACGAAGCCAAGCGTAATATTGTGAAGGTGCTGGAGCTTTGCCATCGCGTTGACCGGCTCAATGTAATTCCCTGCCAGCATTACCGAGATATCGTTCTTGACTAACTGGTACAACTTACGCTGCGCCGCGTCAAGCTCCACCTCGCGTCGTTCGTAAACCTTCGGTGGAAGGTCCAGGCACTCTGCCTTCGAGATGAAGGTGCCGTGCTTCTCCATCAGGGCCTTGAGCTGGTCCAGGCGCTTGTAACCAGCGACCTTGGTAAATGAACGAGTGCCCATGTAGACTGTCTCATAAACCCCGTGCTCTTTCATAAACTGGAAGTAGTTCATGCCCGTGGCACCACGTACAAGGAACTCGAGCTGGGACCAGCAGTCGAACGGATTGTCCGCGATTGGTGAGCCAGTAAGCACTCGACGGTAGCGGGCAAATTGGGACAACTTCATGGCGACCTTGGTCCGCATAGCCCTTGGGTTCTTGATTACTGTAGACTCGTCTACTATCATCATGGACGGCACGGTCCTTAGGAAGTCATAGGCAAGTTTAACGGCCTCTGACGCTGGATAAGATAGGGCTTCCGCATTGATCGCTAATACACGCACACCTTGAGTGTTCTGAAACAATTCCTTTATGGCTTGGCGCTGAGGCATCGAGTTCCGTGAATAGTACGTCACGACCCTGAACTCAGGCAGCCACTTCTTTACCTCCTTTTCCCACACGGCATGGACCCCGTTAGGGGCGACTACTAGCATCCCGCCTATCCTGCCAGCGGCATGCAGCATTTTTAAGTTAAGTAAGACAATTATACTTTTGCCGCATCCCATCTGGTGCCAGAGACCGTGGCCTGTAGCTTCCCAATGAGTTGCTAGCCAATCTTTTTGATGTTTATACAGTGTTAGTGTCAAACACGCCTCCTTTATATTTATTTTCTTGATCCGTTAATATCTGTAAATTCCAGCTTACATGAAGTCCACAGACATATTCATTAAAGAGAGGTATGATATGATCAACTACGTGTTTTATACCAGTCTCTTTAGTTAATCGCCTAGCTTCAGCAAAAATTGCTGGAAGTTTATGAACATCATCCTTAAATGTTCGCCGTATATCTCCTCTTAACATAAGGCGTACGTCATTCTTAGCGCGATAATTAGCAAGATCAGGGAGCCATTTATCGCGCGTTTTTTTCCAGTATGCTCGTTTATTTACATTAAAGCATACATTGCATATATGACCATATCTACGAAAATACTCCCGGGTCGCAGGTTTTTCAATGCTACATTTATTACAGACCTTTGACCCAGGAGTAACCATACTCAGAACGGGATATCGTCCTTTTGCGCTGCGATCGGGTCACTTACCTTCACTGAACCCGAGGCAATGGCATGATGGAACCTGATGGCAGCGTGGGCGACCTCGACGATATCTTGAGGCGGACCCATCTCAATCTGCCACCCGAACCATGTTCCGCGTTCATTACTCTCTTGCCCCGTTGTCAAACGGTACATGAAGGCAAAGGATGGCGGGATGAACGACTTACCCTCAGCCGACGTCATCTTACGCATTTGAATCATGGAAAGCCACTTCCGCGATTTCTTCAACTGCGTAGACGTCATAGAGATAACCGCCTGAATGGGACCATCAGGCAAGAGCACGAGGACGTAATGATATTTCGTGTCCACCAAGAGGTTGCCGTTCGGTAGGATGAGCTGCCCACGGTCATTTCGCTCGCACTGCTCCATGAGCTTTTCTTGCCACCCGTGCGACTTTACGAAGCCACCGCCACCTTCCCGCGGGGTCCATTCGACGAGGTCCTTGCGGAAATAGCAAGGCACCACGTTGATACCCTGCTTACCATCAAGCAGTCGCCCACTCGCCATCTCAATCACCATTCCTGCCTTGGCGCCTTCGATGTAGAGTAGGTTGTTCTCGTCGCACTGCGGTGAAAGTTTTTGAAGGATGGCTAAGAACGGTAGGGCGTAGTCCCCGGCCGTTGCTTGCTCGGTCCCTTGACCCGCGTATTTGCTGTAGTCGAGAGTTGCGGGAAGTTGCGTCTCGACCTTTGTGACGTCTTGACTCATGGTTGCCTCACTTGATTTTTGCTAGGTTAAGGATGGAGAGGTCGAACAAGTTCTCCGGGATCACGGCGCCTGCTTCAAGTTGCCGACGTGCCCAGGCAGATAGTGTCTGAAAGTGCACGTCCTTGGTCAGGCTCGGTTGGAGTCCCATGGTGATAAGCGCCATAGCAGCCTTGTTCGCTAACTCTCCCTCGCCACGACCAAAGCTAGTGCTCAGCTCGTGCTTGATCATGGCACCGAACTCGTTCGCCTCAAGCCACTCGAACGCCTGCATCTTCTCAAGCTGTTTCAATCGGCAAGAGACTACTCGCTGGAGAAAGATGTGCGCACCTGAGGCGAGCTTCAAGTCGCTTATCCCAAGCTCCTGCATCAAGCCAGGAATTCTTGAGACGCGAAAGTCTTGCAAAAGCTTTTTCGCCTCACTGAGTTGCTCCTCGATGCGTTGAACTTCCTGCTCCTGTGTCAACATCTGAAGGCATAGGGAAGAAAGTTCCCCAAGTTTCCCTGGATCAGGGGTCTTAACCTCACTCTCGTACAACTTCGTTATGTCGTTCATAGTTTCTCCGTTCTTCCCCTTATGGTCATGAGCACCTCTCCCATGGAGGGGAAGACCATGGCGTGCTCAATGTTTAGCTTACCACCTTCCTTGAGTGGATACTCAAGGGTCTGGAGGCAAGTTTCAACGCGGTGGTGGTAGATCACATACATATCGTTAGTACAACCATGTTTCCAGCGAGCACGGGCCCAACGAAGCTGTGAAAGTTTAAGGACGTCGTACTGCGTCGCCTTAAATTCTACCCAGATAGTATTATTATTCCAGCTTACAGAGGCATCAAACGTGCCAAAGGTGGCGGCGTTCTCATAACGCTCAGGCACCATTCCCATTTGGGTGGCGGCAAGCTTAAAGCGAACCCAAAGGTCTCTTTCGGTCACCAGTTTGCTCCTAACTTAACATCAATCAACATTGGCACGGTCAACTTGAGGGCATCTTCCATCAAAGTTTGAACGTGCATGGCCATATCCTCGTCAGGCACAGAGTAGCATAGTTCATCATGCGCAGTTATTAATGGCACGAGCTGTAATTCATTCCAGATATTGACCATTGCCTGCTTAACCATGTCGGCTGCGGTTCCTTGCACCACGGAATTCAAGGCCTTATGAAAGTCCATTGGATCCTTGAAATGTCGGTGGCGGCCACGGAACGTTTTAACCCAACCGCGCTTGGCCGCCTGGGCCATGGCAATTTCAGCAAGTTCCCTAAAGTAAGGAGCCGCGGCAAAGTAATTATTGTACGCTTCCCTTGCCTCTCGCTCGCTGAGCCCCACGGACGCTTGCGCCTTTTTGGCTTGCATACCGTAAAGACTACCGAGAGCTAGCGTCTTTGCATCATCTCGTTTAATGTGCGCCATCTCAGCAATCATTCCATGAAAGTCGAACGATTTATCGTCATGGTAACGTTGAACGATCTCGGCAGCACCAGTGCACCCAAGTTTATAGGCATAGTGGATAGCTATTCGAATTTCTTGACCACTGTAGTCTCCTTTCAGGAATTGCTGACCTTCCTCAGGGAGGAAAAGTGACCTAAGCAGTGGTCCATATATTGGATGGCGTCCTGGCACTTGCTGAAGATTTGGGTCCGTGCAGGCAAAGCGCCCGGAACGCGTGCCCCCGTCTTCAGTAGCCACTTGGTGCCACCGTGAATGAATTCGTTCGTCATGTTCGCTGAACTTTAACCATGAACCTATGAAGTCGCGACGCATCTTATTGATTAAACGATAGTGCCCAATAAGCTTCATCACCGGGTCTTTGTGGATTGACAGCTCAAAAAAATCTTTCGAGAAAGATGGATTTCCCTTGGCCGTTCTCATGTAGATGATGTTGTTCCGATCACAATAAGCCCCAATGCTTTTTGAGGACCAGGGATCAACCTTGAAACCTGATTTAACGATCTTTTTGAGCGTCTCCTCTTCGTCCTGATACCATTCAGCGTTCAATTTTACAGCGTGTTCGCGATTGAAACGAACGCCGTTGCGTCGCATCTGCCACGCTAAGGGTAAGACTGAACGCTCAAGGTCAATGATCTCCGTAAGATTATTTTCCTGAAGATAGATTTCTTGAGCAACGCTCACATCATATGTGCGTCGCACGTCAATCTCAGCATACTTACCAACCTCACTAGCTGGCAAGTATTTCATCATCTTCATAGCATCTTCAAGGTTCTGTGCACCATAGTGACAGGCGTTCTTAAGAAGGATATCGCTTGCCTTTCCTGCACCAAGCCAGCGTTGCGCGACCGCCTCGAGTGAGTAACCTGGTGCGAATTCTTCATCGATAAGTGCTTGGTCAACTAGAATATCGGACCAATAACCACTCAAGTTAATGCCAAGTGACCATAACGCCTCAACATCGTATTGGGCGTTGGCGAAGATGTAGGAACGGTCATATGCCAAGACTTCCTTTAGCCAGTCCTCTACTTTCCAGGCACAGTTTTCAATGGCATGATCGAGTGGGAAATACCACTGAGCATCTTCAGTCGCAAGAGCAACACCGACAGTAGTGGCAGCACCGCGGATAAAACCAGGGCCCATGGTCTCAAGTTCCGGGTCATGAGTCTCGCAGTCAATTGCAAGCGCCATTACCCCCTCAAGGTTTGGTGGCTCAATTGGTGGCCGCCAACCCGTATCATGCACAAACAATGGCCTTGTCATAGTTTGTGCCAAAATCTTCCGGCTCTTTGCCATCTTTCCTTAGCCAATGCGTGAGGATATTCAACAGTATAGTAAAGATCAACACAACTTGTGTTAAGGAGCAATTTAATGCAGTGAAGGCATGGGGAAGCTACCGTATAGCATCGTTCAATCTCGAAGGGTCGTTCACAGACCAATAAGGCGTTGGCTTCGGCGTGAATAGCTTCGCAGAGCTCTAGTGCGGTGCCTGAAGGCGCAAATGCCCCAGGACATTGAACATCCGTGCAGTGAATCTCACCCGCTGGGACCCCGTTGTAACCAAGCCCGATAATCCTATCCCGTTTATCAATTAAAATGCAACCAACCTTTCGGCGACAACAGGTCGAAAGCCAGGCAAGGTCTATGGCCATTGCCATAAAGACCTTGTGCTTTAAGTCACGTCGTGAGTTTGCTGACGACAAGCGCCACCTCCTCTGACCAATCAATTGTTGGAATTTGCCAGTCACCTGGATGCTTCACGACAGCTTTCACCTTTTCCCAGTGGCGCTCATAGACGTGAAAACTGCCGACAGTTAAGTGTAGGACGCTAGTTTCCTTATTAAGCAACGTTGCAACCACGTCGGCAACGAACCAGAAGAATGGTAAATCATTACGGAGCCCAAACATAGCGTCCTGGCTCCTCATATGCACGATGGTTTGCAGCTTATTCTTTCTGAGAAGAAACTGAAAATACATCGTGCATGGAATATCTCGGACCCCTGGCCTAAAATGACGAGGTCTGTTGATGTGGGCGATAGCACGTCGTGAATCTGGATCACGTTTCAACTCAGCGACAACCCACTTCAATGGAGCCTTGTCATAGCCCCACAAAAGATAACCATAATTCGAGCTCAAGGTGCCGTCAACATTGAGCATATCCTTCCAAATCCCAGCATGTTCGGTGATTGATACATCATTTTTATCGGCCTTGATATACCAAGCTAGTTCAACGGCAAAATAGTCAAGGTTCATCGGCATCAGTTTATGGTAAATGAACCGCTGATCATTTTGAAATGAGAAGCTCCAATTTATGATCTCCTTTGTTGGTTGCCCGCGAGGAGCTACAAAGTCCCCGTAACCAATAAGAGGTGCGTAAATTAGTGCCTGCCAGGGCATCATTTCAAAGCCTCCAGGTAAGATGCCATTGTTTCTTTTCCCTTGAAACGTGCGACATATGCAGGGTGTGGTAATTCATAGTGGGCACGTTGGCCGAGAAAATCTCGCGCCACGTTGCCCAGCGCCACAACCTGTCCATTAAAACCTTTAAGAAATTGCGACAATTGCCGTTGGTGTTCCTCATTAGGGACCTTCACTGAATTAACGTTAGTCCACATGCAGCGTTCTTCCCCTATACCGACCTCCTCGAGCCCTTGAGCCATCGTTGCAGACGCACCAATGTACGAAAACCAAGGCCACCCAAGATGATGGCCGCGGCTATTAGCAACGTCACCAACGAAGAGATAATCAGCAAAACGAGTACCAACATAATCCTGAAAAGGGTGCGTAGCTTCCATAAAAGCCAACGACAATACCTGGTCATAAAGATTTGAGCACGTCGCCGCAAGATGTCCGCCCTGAAGATCAAGGTTGTAAGCACGCCAGTCTCTCCTATGTGAATTTTGCTGGTACAGTTTAACGTACCAATCGTGCAGTTGCTTAATCTTTTCATCTGACGCGTACATTTCCTCACGTTCTTTTGAGGAAGCTAAGTGGGCGCTGGCCTGCACGTCCCTATCAGCCCTGTGCGTTATACAATATAATACACCATATCGTAAAGCCACACGGTCAAGTAAACGTCTCATGAGAGGGAACTTGCTACCTTCACGATAGACGCCGGCATACACGTACTCTGACGGCCACCACCGGTCAAGTATGGCTAATGTTGCGTTATGCCTGGTGGCCCAACGAAAAGCTGCGAGGTGGTAAAGGTCCATTTTCCCAGGCCACCGATATGTTAAGTGCAGTGACCTGGAATGAGGGACCAATTGACGCAGGGCATCCACTATGGTGGACTTCCCAGTAACGTCACAACCGTCTACAACTATTATTGGCATAGGTCCCTCAGATCTGGTGGCTTCCACCCCTTCGGTTTCTTTACATCCCAGAGAGTGCCCCGCTTGCTTTCTGTCTCTGAGCGAACCTTCTTTTTCTCCATGTTCGCCTCATGAACCCTCTTGAAGGCCTCAGCCTGCCGTGAGGCAGAGAAGCCCATAAGGTGTAACGTTCCCGAGGCCACGTAGATGAGGTCGATCATGGCATCTAGCGATCCTTCCAGGTCGCAATCTTCCTGCGCCTTTTCCCACTCCCTCAATTCTTCGCGAAGAAACAGAAGACGGGTAACGTACATGAAGTGCGGCAAAAGCTCAGGCTTCTTACGGTGCCAGTGCAGGCTGTAGTGCTTATGAAACTCAGTTACTTTCTTGAAGACGTTCATGCAAGGTCCCTCCAATCACGGTGCTGGGACCAGGGTTCTTCGACATGCTCCAATAGCCCATCCTGTGCAATGCTCGGTGAACACACCCAGAGAGCGTTACGGCTCAATTCCGGATATAATGGCGCTAGCATGATCGATAAAAGATTACTGTCGTAATATTCTGACAGCTTATGGAAAATGGTCTGCTCTTCAGGGAGCATCTCATGGACGTAGTCACGCTGGGAGGCGAAGGTGCCATAGTTACGCTCAACGTGCCAACCTGTCTCGGCAAGAATGGCTGCAAGAGCCTGGTATTTCGTCTCGTTCACATGGTTCGCAGCCGCCTCACCGTTCCAGTTCGGGGTGGAAAAGAACATGGTCCCACCTGGCGCAATGACTTCACGCAGGGTCTCTAGCATCTTACGAGCGATGCGCGGGTGCATATGTTCGAAGACTTCGTAACAGACGATGAAGTTCGGTAACCATGGCAGCCGCTTCTCTGGCGCCGCTGTTGATGAAATGGAGAGTTCAGCCGCATCGCATTGCCCCTTGACGTGGACCTCAAGTTTCTCGTTGGCGGCCGCGGTAGCTACCATCTCAGGCAGCTCCAGAACGTTCATGTCCACGCCACAATACTTGGCGCCCGTCATGCGGTTAGCGTAAAGGAGCTTCGCCAGTGGCATCTCCTTACCACAGCCAACGTCAAGGATCATTGCCGTCTTGTATCGATGCTTTTCATACAGCCGCTTGACGACATGCGACCACCTGAGGCAGTGCGCCAGATAATCTCGATGAATGAGAATGCGCTCTTCAGCGGTATCAATGCTGAGGTGTGTTTTATCGTATTCCCTGTTCGGATTAGGCACTGATGGCCTCTTCCAGTTCTTCAACAGCCTCGTCAATTTTTGTTGAGCAAGTCTGAAGTTGCTCACAGACGAACTGCAGGTAATCTATTCGTTCATCTTGAGCGTCTGTACGATTCTCTTTCTCTTCAAGATCACGAAGTTCATCCCCAAGGGGCCTAGCGATTTTCTCAACGATACCGTTAAGTGTTTCAAGCTGTTTCACTACCTCGAGAAGTTGAGCTTGTTGTGTTTTGTTCATATCGCCTCCTGTAAATGGAAAAGGGAGAAGTCTCTCCCCATAGGGAGAGACTCTCCTGCACATTACTTCTGACCTTACGCCGTGGCCGCCGCGGGTTCCTTCGCTTTCTTGGGAGCTGCCGTGGAAGTCTTCTCCACGTACAGCAGGCCCGTGCCCTTGGGACCCAGCGTCTGGGCGTAGAAGGCCACGATGCGCTCGACCGGTTGCCGGGTCTTCACGACCTTCGTCAACTCAGCTACGAGCTCTTCACGCGCAACACCTTCGGGACCGGCGTCTTGGATGATTTGAATCATCTGGCGAGCCTGCGGCGTCAGCTTCTCGTCCTTTGCCACCTCGCGCGCCATCTTCAACTTGAGCAACATGGTTGTCTCCTTTCTGGGACAGTTAAAGTTACTTCACCGTACTACAAAATCATTGTAACATGGCCAAATAAAAATGTACATAGGCCATTAAAACTCTTTGTCAGTTGAACCAGTTAGGCGGGAATCGCCAAGGCCAACTTGAACGCTTCCTGTTTCTTACGCGCGTTGGGTCCCAGCCACGCAGAGTAGAGGCGGTTGTCTTCACGCGCCCCTGCAAGGTGGTCAAGGCCGTACGTTACCGTGTTCACTAAGCCCCATGCGGTGCCCTTGGCCGACGGCAGGTCGTGGCCAGGATTCGTGCCAAGCAAGTGCATCCAGTGACCAACGGTCGTATCAATCGCCAACTCCTTCTCCGTCGCCACCTCCATTGCCGGCTTAAACAACCTGGCAAAGAACATTGACGCCTGTCGCTCGGTGACTTGAATCTTGGCCAGCAGTCTTGCAGCGTCGGCGTATTCGTGAGAGAGCACGGTCGCCAGCCGCAGGACATCCTTCGCCCGCGCGATAGCGTACTGGTCAAAGCGCGAGTTATGGATGTGACGAAACTGCTCAAGGGACGCCGACGCGTTCAGGGCCGAGGTCATAGTGTTCATGCAAACCACCCTGATTGGCGTGTAGAGGATCTTGAGCGATTGACCCCAGATATGGGGAGAGACGAGCAGCACATAGTTCCTGCTCACGTCCCCATCCAGGTCCAATTCCTCGTTGAAGCGTGCCAGAGCCCAGACGTAACGTCCACCCTTCAGGGCACCCGCGACCTCCAACTGCATCTCGCTGACGGACGTAAACTCCTTGAAGAAGGCAAAAGCCTCGGAGTTTTGAACTGGAACGTAACGTGGGCCACACGGGCCAAAGACGTCCAGCTCATTCAACACGTTACGGCGAGTGAGTGCCCTGAAGTTGTGCACCGTGTCGCCGTTAGGAAGCTTGACCTCGAGGGCCTCGACTGACCACGTCAACCCAGCCTTCGTGATCATCTCGACAGGTTCCAGGTCGTGTGAAACAGGGACCCCGAGACCATGCCATGGAACATTTCCTGCAAACGCCATCGTTTCAACTTCGTGCATATAACCTCCTGTAAAGAATCACCATTTGTGATTCTAAGAATATTGTATACCCCCGATGATCAAAAGTAAACAAGCGGAATTAAATTAGATCTGACTCAGGTTCGGAATGCTTTCGCTCTTTATTGTAAAGATCGATAACATCAAGAGGGCTTTCAGAGTAAAGGTTTGGTTGAAGGACAACGAAATTTGCCTTCTTAAAAAGAGTTACACCTCGATAATGGTAAGGGTATTCCAGATAAGGAAAAACTTGTGAGCCAAAAGTAGCGCGCAAATGTTCCATAACCTCTTCATGACGCGGAACAATTATACCATTTGCTTTAAGCACTTTAAAGAATTCAGATTCCTTAAAGATGTTATACTTGAGCTCTCCTTCCTTTATCAAGACCTCGATCTCTACAAGCCACCTATTATGTGAGCGTTGAATTACAGACGTTTTTGCTAGGGTCATGGGTGGAATTGCCTTAGCGTTCCAATCGCCAATCGTATAGTTCTTGAGATACCAGAATAAAACGTCCATGTTCTTTTCAAACCAATCAGCCAAGTATACATAATAGTTAATAGGTTTTGGGGCAACTGGCACGCACCTGGCGATATAGAACCGCCGGTCGTCAGCCACGAGGTGAACTGGTCGTTCCTGGTTCGTAAGAGCAAAGATGTGGGTGTGATTGCTTACCTGGTACGATGGAACGTACTTCTCGCTGACTGTCGTAGTTGGGTCGGCAATGAAGCCCTTAACGTGGTCAAGGAACTCGTGCTTGTTAAAGTCAGTAAACTCGTTAAGCACAAGTAATGTCTTACAGGCGAAGAGTGAATTGTAGCCAGAAAGGATGATGTCTGGCTCAACCACACAATAGTTGTTGAAACCTACAATGCTTCCGAAGTTGTTAAAGATCAAGCTTTTACCGACACCTTGCTTGCCTTGAATGAGGAAGACTGAAGTCGGCCTATTTCGAGGATTTTGGACAAGGTTAGCAAGGCGTCTAATGAATTCAAGCCGGTCTTCTGGGTTCAATAGCCATTCAAGGTGTTCAAGGAACGGTGAAACGTCGCCCTCGCGCGGTTCTAACTTGCCCGGTGTCCATCTATTGTAGGAATGTCTTCCATGTTCTTTACTGAAATAGAGCCGCGGCTGGTCTGGTTCATAAGCAAATTCATCAAAAATTCGCGCCTCAGAGTTTGGGCCCTCAATAAGGTACTGGCTTGGTAACAGACCAAACCGGGACTTCGTGAACCGTCGAAAATGATCATCATACTGTGACTGTGAGAGTGAACGACCAGTAGTAAAGTGCACGTAGTTGACTGAGTGTTGGATAAAGACCTTAACATAAAACTCGCGAAGATCTTCCGCCTTGGTAATGCACGTGAAGGCGACGTTGGCGACGCCCATAAAGGGACGGGCCTCGGCATAAAGTCGCCGTACCAGTGAAAGGTATTCAGGAAGTGGGTCAGCAAGATCCCACTTTGGGTAACCTTCAACGATCATTCGTGGTAAGTGAACGATCTTGATACTATTGACGATAGGGCTTAGTGAGCGTGCCCAGCTTTCCGCGTTCTCTTTCCAATTGGCGTCAGCGTCTGGCCAGATTACTACGTCACGACCACGCAAGGGCAGGAAGTCGGTACGATTAAATCCCTGCAGCCCTCCCATTGGGGAGATAAGCGGCTGATTAGGGAAATGTGGAATGCCCGCATCACACGTCTTTTCTCCCTCGACGATAATAACCGGCCCTTCTTTATTGAGTGACGGGAGGTTGTAAAACTGACGTAGGGCGATTCCCTTGTGAAGCCATTGCGCCAACCCGTCCTTCATGAAGTAGAAGGTTGGGATAAACTTTTTGGCTGGCTTCCCTAGCGCACCATTGGGACGTATCTCCTCGAACCGCGTAACCGTACCGAGTAAGTGTCCCTGACGCGCACGGTATTCATGGATTTTAACGAATTGAAAACCTTCAGGAGTTGACGGCCGTGGTGGTTTCTCATCAGTCGCCGTCAGGTTCTCAAACTCACGTTCCCTGGCAGCTGCCGCTACAGTGGTTGCCGCAAGCCGAGCCTGTTCAGTACTTACCTTGATAGGCCATAGGCCTTTTTGGCGAAGTTTCTCGATGAGAAGGTCCTGGTTGTCGCAAGCCGCGTGACACTTAACGAGAACCTTGCCGTCGGCCGCTAACGTAACGTGCATCGACGCCTGCTTGTCGTCGTGCCCGGGACAATGGCCTTGCCACTCTGGTGAAGTCCCCTGAGCCCTGATGTGCTGAAGAAACTGATGAAGTGAAACCCCTGAAGAAACAACTGGTCCTGAACCGTCTTGCGCGGTCGCCATTAAGCCCCCTACCAAGTTGATCAATAATAGGTGCGCCTTATAAAACCATGGCGCGAAATATTATTGTATCACGGCTAAATTAAAATGTAAAATCCATTTTATCAGCCTTACTTGTGAATCTTCCGTGGCGCCCCATGGCGGATGATTGTAGTAAACAAGGTCGCTGAAACGTGCGCTACCACGCCTTTCTTGGTGCTAATGATGTCGCAACCTGGCCACTTATTTGTTATGACCGTAGCCACAGCGTCCAAGGTTGCAGCACGTTCAGTGGTTCGTCTTCGCTTATTTGTTGATGTGTAGAAAAATTCTCTCACTTTAGTCCTTATAAATTGTTCGTTGACACCACTCCAGGATTACTGGCGCGTCGTTATGTAGGCTGATAAGTGCACGACACCCGGTGCCTGGACCTCGCTCCAGGGCTGGCGCTGGTGTTGCCGGCTTAAAGGCAAGCCAGACCCCGAACCCCAGAGCAATCACTGGGTATAGCCAGCGCTTTACTTCACCTCTTCGCCTAAGTCTCATTCGAACTCCACCACAACCATTACCTTGCGTGGCGTTAGCCCAGGGACGGCTGCCTTCTGGAGGTAGATGCAATCCACCGGCGGCTGCACACCAGCCACGTCCCGTGAGTTTGGTAACCCATCCGCCTCGTAGCGGTTGGTGTTCTTGGTCTCTTTCACCCAGTGCATGGGTATCCTGATGCTTGTCATGTTAGTCTCCTAAAAGTTTCTCCAACTCCTGAATAGGGCAACTAAAGTGCACAGTGCCCTGCTTGATTGGTCGGTGATACGGTGTTGCATTGACGAACCATTCGCCATGGCAGATGACGCAGAAGCGATACTCCTGGCCCCGTTGTTTGGTACCAGGGTGCTTCCACCTTGCTTGAGTGGCTCGCTCGATTAGCTCCTCGATGGCTTGCCTGGCAATCATCATAGGTCACCTATATAGGAAGAACTTGGAGAATAACGAAGATCAGAATTACAATTCCCACGACCTTCAACACGAACCATCCACGGATTTCAAACATTTTCATTCGTCATCTCCCTAGCTCTTACGCACGATCACCAGATTATCCTCAAGGTGCTTTTCAACGTCAACTTCAAGGTCAAGCACCTCCTCAAGTTCCTCATCGGTAAGGTCCACTTCACTAATGAGTTCTTGAACTGAGAATTCCTTGCTGATACTTCCATGGTCAACTAGAACGTACTTTCTCACGATAGGCTCCTATAAATGTACGCGCCCGGCGCCAGGCCCCTCCCCAGGTGAGGTAAGGGCACTGGCACCAGAGGCGCACGGTTAACGTCACGAGGACTAGTAGTTTCACTAGTCTATCTTGGTCTCGTCGAGCTTGTGCTGCCCGCACCAGTCAGCCTTGAACACGACCGGCCAACCAAGGGCGCCATCGGGCGATGGTGCCCTGCGCCGGCACCGCCCGACCTCACCTGCCTTGAGTGCGAACCACATGCACGTCTGACAGAGTAGGCCAGCGCTCCTATGCGCCCACGGATCAGCCTTCCGCGGTGGGTTCCACACCGGCTGCTGAGGCGATGGATGAATCTCGGTGACAATCTCAGGCTGCTTGTCGCCGTTTTTCACGTAGTGCCGCGGGTGCTTGTAGTGCATCTTACGTTTACGGTTATGCTTCTTCATACGACTCTCCTTTAATGGTTAAAGAACCCATGCCCTGGTACGCGCACAAACGAGGTGTCGTCTACTAGCATCCTCGCTACCTCGAACGTGGACACTTCAAACTCTGCGAGAATGACCGCCTTACGACCCCACACCCTTCCTTTATCAAGGTCATGGTCCGTGAGGAAGACGCGGTGGAACTCGGGCCCCGGCTCAGTGACCTCCACAAGGTAGAACACTAGACTTGCCTCACTATGCCCCGGCGCTTGAGTTCCGGCAGGTAATAGGCGATGATACGTTCGGGAAGTTGCCGGGTGACGAGACCACACGTGACCGCCTCCGCCGTCAAGTCTTTGGCAGTGAACTTATCAACCCCCTTCGCCACGAGGTTTCCCGCCGCTTGACAGATGACCCGCGCCTGAAGAGGAAGCGAGGCGACCGCGCCAGGGACGTCGGACCTGGGATCGTACACGTACGTAGTGAGGGAGTTTTTCACTGGCGGCGTTATTGTAGGTTGGCCCTCAACAGAACTTGAAGGTGAGGGTGGTCGACGATCTTCCGGGGACCTCGCGGTCCTCATCTTACCCGTGTCTTGCGGGTGCTCGATCTTCATGATAGCTCCTAAGGTAGTTGTGGGTGAGCAAAAGGCTCATTTGCCACGGGACCATTGTATCACGTGGGAGGTCAAAAGTAAATACCCTGGGGATTATCCGAGAAAATATAGTTACTATAATTGATCAGCCTAAGAGTACTTGGGTGGTAACCAACAATAAGAATATCTAATAACTTAAGTAACTCCGAGTAACTAGGCTCTATATAACTAAATAAAATATCATAAAATATGATTATATATATAGGGCCAAAATATAACAGTTACATTGGTTATCCTGCAGTTATAAATCGTTCCTGGCGTGTTAATTGACTACCTTCAGGGGTCCGCGGTCCAAGATACGAGTTGCGTGAAATTGGTTCTTTGGTCCTACCTGGCGCGCCATTTGTCTCACGGCCGGCTCCTCGGCCCGAGGTTCTTGGTCCCCACCTGGCGCGCCTGATGGCAATCTCCCCGGTCCGCGGACCGCGGGACTTGGTTAAAAAACCAGGGCCTGACGACCCTGGTTCTCCCTACTTGTCCTGGTCGTCCTTCCATTCCCGCCAGATGTTCCAGAACACCACTACGAGCAACACGAGCCCAAGTAATTCCACCTCAGTCTCCTTTCAAGAGAAAAGAGGAGCGGGTTTCCCCGCCCCTCCACCCTGCTACGACTTGATGATCACACCTTTCTTGTTGAGAGTCGGCAGGTAGTACTGCACGATTCTCGATGCCGGTTGCCGCGTCTTCATTCCGAGTTCCACCGCGACTTTCCCAATCTCTTCCGGCGTCGCGAAGGTTCCGAGTTTCTCCATTGCGTAGAACACATACTGTGCCTGACGCGGGAGAAGCTTCGGCTTCTCGGCCCCGTCAACGAGCGAGTACTGCTTGCTCGTGCGGGATGTTTCGATGACGATTTCCATGATAGTTCTCCTAATATCCGGCCTCATTCGACCGTAAAAGCATTATAAAATGAATGAAATGAAAAGTACACAACTGTTACACTTTGTTACATTTATAGGAGACTGACAATTTCTGTCAGTTGCTGACAATTTCTGTCACGTGACAATTATTGTCAGTTGTACTTGAATACCACATGGTGAAATACCACATTATGAAATGCCACATGGTGAAATGAGGAGTATAAGTAGAACTTATACCAGTATAAAGGAAACTTATAGCTATGTTATTGATAATGATAATCATTATCATTGGGCCGAGTTCCGAGGTTCGTGTGTCTCGCGCCAGGGGACTTGGGCCCTGGGGGGTAGGGCGTGCGATCAGACGAAATTTTTATAGTGCTACCCACGCGTTAGACGGCTCAAAGTTTAGTCTTCGGGTTGTGTAACCTATGCCACCGCCTGTTGGTATAGAGTTTCCTGCGCCGTCTGGCGGGATCATTGGCATAGCGCTTATAGCACGCCCTACACTCTGCCCGCAACGCGGTCCCCTTAGCCGGCCTAAAGTTGGTCAGGTCCGCCTCAAGTTCTTTACCACAACGTCGGCATTTTTTAAGCATAGTCCATTATATAATGCCGCTCGATTGATAGATACTGTCTGTTTAATCTTTATTTTCAAGGGCTTATAATGTTCCTGCGTGCGCTATATTTCAAGGAGCCTTGAATGCCCAGCAAATCACCAGAGCAAGCCGACTTCATGCGCGCCGTCGCCCATGGCATGAAACCACGTGCAGGTGGTCCCTCAAGGGCGGTCGCGCGGGAGTTTGTCGACGCCGACATGGCAAAGCAGAAGATGACCGCCAGTAAGCTTCGCGGCAATCCGGGGCATTCGCGGAAGGAGAGCTACTAGTGTCCAACCTCACTGATGCCCAGAACAAGAAAGCTCTCCGTGATGTAGTTCGCGAGGCTTTTGATCGATTGGGAGGTGCAGATTGGTTAGTGACCTTTTCTCAAGCCAACTGGGAGAACGCGCGAGTTTTTGTCTCCCTAGTCGGTCGGCTCATCCCCACGGAGCTTGTGGGTAAGGGCGGAGGCCCCCTGACCGTGATCATCAAAAAGGAAGGTGAGGAAATTCCTGTAGGACGCTTGATTGAGGGTTCAGCGGAACCACTCCCAGACGAGCCGCGGCAGTTAAACTAGTATGGCTCAAGCCTACATCGTAGGACAACTAGCGTGCGGCACGTGTGGCAGCGTCATGTACGTGGTCAAGGGCGCGTCGCTCGGGGTCCGCGATCCATCAACTGATAAGGTTGACCCAGAAATTACGGTGCGGTGTGCCCACGCAGATTGCCAGGAGTATGGCGTCCTTCGTAAATTTGTAATGACGCCCCTGGAGCTTACGGATGCCTGAGCTAGTCCTCCCCCACAATTTTACGCCCCGCCCGTACCAGCGCGACTTCATGTCGTTCATGGACCGTGGCGGGACACGCGCGTGCGCGGTGTGGCATCGACGGGCGGGCAAGGACCTTGTGGGAGCGCACCAGATTGCTAAGTCCGCCTTCCAACGCGTAGGGTTGTACTGGCACCTGCTGCCCACGCAGCGCCAGGGCAGAAAGGTCGTTTGGGAGAATATCACCACTCAAGGTGTCCGACTCATCGATGCCGTCTTTCCCCCGGAAGTACGGGCGGCGGAGCCAAATTCGACGGAGATGTCGCTCAAGCTGCGCTCTGGTAGCCTCTACCAGGTCGTTGGGTCGGACAACTATAATACCTTGGTGGGGGCGAACCCAGTAGGCGTCTTGTTCTCTGAGTGGTCGCTTGCTGACCCGCGCGCGTGGGATTTTGTGCGACCAATCCTTCGAGAGAACGGTGGGTGGGCAGCCTTCTTGTATACCCCACGCGGTTACAACCACGCCTTTGAGCTTTACCAGATCGCTCAGCGCAATCCCTCGTGGTTTGTTTCACTCAGGACCGTTCAAGACACTAACGTTCTCTCGCCGGCAGATATTGAGGAGGAACGGCGGGCCGGGATGCCTGAAGAGTTAATCCAGCAAGAGTTTTACTGTGATTTTTCGTCAGCATCGATTGGTTCAGTGCTCGGGCAGCAGTTGGCGTTGGCGGAGCGTGAGGGTCGTATTACGGACATTCAGCTCTGGGACCCTGAAGGTGGGCCGGTCATCGCCTCGTCAGACATTGGTTTCAGGGACTCTTCCGCGTGGTGGTTTTGGCAACTTTACCCGGACAAGATCGCCCTCATTGATTATGAGGAGGAAAGTGGGCTCGAGGCGCAAGATTGGATTGACAAGCTGAAACTCAAGCCGTACGAGTACCAGATGGTCTACCTCCCACACGACGCGAAGGCAAAGACGTTCGCTACACGTTACTCGGCGCAGGAACAGTTCATCGATAGCGGGTTGCCAACCACCCTGCTGCCTATGATGCGTATAGCGGACAGGATTAACGCCGCGAGGGCAATTTTTCCTAGGTGCGTGCTCCAACGCGACCTGTGCGCGCGCGGCATCACCGCCTTACGTGCGTGGGCGTACTCTTATGATGACGAAAGAAAAATGTACTCGAAGGAACCGTTCCATGACTGGGCGTCGCATGGAGGAGACTCGTTTACTTACGGGGCGTCAGTGCTTGCGCACCACTTCAAGAAGATAAAGGAAGAGGATAAGAAGGTTAGCGTGGCGAAGGGAAGCCACTACGCCTTTTCACTTGACCAATTACATGATAAACCGGCGAATGGTCGGCTCAGGGAGCGTGTTTAATGGCTACTAATCTTGCTGACCTTACGAGCGTTGAGTTTCCGACCGATGATCCGGTAAAGTTGGCAAATTACTGGTCAGCGGAAATTATCGCAGCCAATAAGTGGTTCGAGAAATTCGTCACCCGGTCACAGCGGGTAGAGGAACGTTACCTCGACGAGCGGGAAGGTGGCATCGGGGGAGTTAGTGATGGTGCCTCGGTGCTTAATCTTTTCTGGTCAAACGTGGAGGTAATGATCGCGGCACTCTACGCGCGCCCACCAAAGGTTGACGTCTCACGCACCTTCAAGGATCCTGATGATGACGTGGCGCGAGTAGCGGCGAACATTCTAGAACGCGTTATCCAAAACGATATTCAAAGTGAGGCAGAGTCCGATGGTGGAACTTTCAGGGACGCGATCCTTGATAGGTTGATCGTTGGACTTGGGCAGCTTTGGGCGCGTTACGAGGTTGAGACGGCGAAGCAGATGCAGCCAGCTGCCACGGATCCATCTACTGGGATGGAGATGGTTCCAGCGCGTGAGATAGAGGTCATCGTTGATGAAAAATCTCCCCTCGACTTTGTGCGGTGGGAAGACTTTCTCTGCTCGCCCATTCGGCGGTGGCGTGATTGTCGGTGGGCTGCACGCCGGGTTTATATGACGAAGCCGCAGGTAATAGCGCGTTTTGGTGAACCTATCGCGAACTCAATGAACTTTGACAAGCGCACAACTTCCTCGTTGCGCCCAGATGATAATCCTTTGCTTGTTTCAGTTGTTGAACAGGCACAGGTTTATGAGATATGGGACAAGCAGACCAAGAAAGCTTACTGGTGGTCTAAGGACGCACCAACCATCCTCGACTTCAAGGAAGCTCCGATCAAGTTTCCAGGATTCTTTCCGTGCCCACCACCCTTGCTTGCTTCGACTACCACGAAGTCGATCATCCCACGCTGTGAATACTACATGGCGCAGGATCAATATGAGGAATTGGACCTGGTCACTACACGAGTTCACCTTCTTGTTGAGGCAGTTCGTGTCGCTGGTGTTTACGACAAGAACAATGAAGGTGTAAAGAACATCTTGTCGGCAAAAGCCATGAACGAGATGATTCCAGTCAACAACTGGGCCATGTTTGCTGAGAAAGGTGGGCTTAAAGGTGCTGTTGACTGGTTTCCACTTGACATGATCATTGCGACGATGGAAAAGTTGACCGCGCGTAAGGCTGAACTTGTCCAGGAAATCTATCAGGTGCTTGGGATTTCGGATATTATGCGTGGGATGTCCAACCCTAACGAAACATTGGGTGCCCAGCAGTTGAAGTCTCAGTTCGGGGGCGCAAGAATTGGGCGCACTCAGGCAACTATCGCGTTTTTTGTGCAGGGCGGCCTTCAGCTCAAGGCAGCGATCATTACCTCGCTCTATCAACCACAGCAGTTGATGAAAAAGAGCCAGATAATGAGTTCGTCTGATGCAAAGTATGCAGAACAGGCAATTCAACTGTTAAAAGATCCCTCGATGCCTTTTCGCATCAAAGTTCAGGCAGATTCCATGGCATCTCCTGAGTGGTTGTCAGAGAAACAAGAAAGAACTGGCGTGGTTCAGAGCATTGCCCAATTTATTGGGATGTCTATGCCACTGATTCAATCGGCGCCTGCTTCTGGGCCATATTTGATCAAGATTCTGCAGTGGGCGGTTGCTGGCTACAAGGGCGGTGAGGAACTTGAGACCGTGCTTGATGACGCCTTCACCGCGATGCAGCAACCGAAGCCTCCGGCACAGCCCACGCCTATGCAAATAGCTGAGCTGAAGAAAACTCAGGCTGAAGGGGTGGAAAAAATGTCGCAGGCGACTAAGAATCAGGCTGAAGCGAAGAGAGCCACGGTTGAGGCACAGCTTGAACCAATCAATGTGATACTTGACCATCAGAAAGGTGGACGTGAAACGCCGGTTCGTCCAAATTAACGGTGTTTTGACGGAGGTGCCTCTTGATTACAGATCGGGAGACGAAATTCGTCGCGTGGCTATTGTTGGGGACCGTTATTATGACGGTCTTCGTACTAGTGATGGTATTGACATCTCAAGTCGGGTAAAGCACAAAGCTTACATGAAACGTACTGGTCTTACTACTGCCGATGACTTCAAGGAGACTTGGCGCAAGGCTGAAGAACAACGAATAAATGAGAAGCGCGGCATTGATCCATCTCGAAAGTACGACGTTGCGCGGGCAATTGATAAGTTACTAGATAAGAGACGTTAATGGAAATTCCTGCAACAGGAATTCTTTCTCCAGCAGAGTTGGAGAAGAGCACCAAGCGACTTGTTACTGATGTCGCTGGTGAAACACCGTCTGAATGGGCCTTGACAGCCGCACTTGGTCCTATTGGTAGGGCAGCGACCAGAGCAGGCTTGTTAAGTTTATCAGGGGCAACGTATTCACCAGAAAGCGAAGCTGTGCTAACTCGCCTGGGGATTAAAGAGATACCAAAACGACTTGAAAAAATGTATGAGATGGCCAGACAATTACGGGCCCAAGGTCGTGGCGGTGAAGCGTGGCAAAAATCGGAAGGAAAGTTAACCATTGGACCTGCTGGGGATATTGAGGCAATTCATACCCCTAAAGCAGTGGATATTTCTAGGATTAAGGAAGGAAGACCATTAAAGTATTCAGAGGTAATAGACGCTCCTGAGATGCTTGCTGAAAATCCTTCGCTTAAAAATATGGTGATCCAGGCCACTGATTTACCTCGAAATGTTCGTGGTAATCTTCGCATCCCAAGGGCCCCTGGTGAGGTCCCTAAGATTGGGGTAAGTGCTGGTGGTAAGCTTACGCCTGAAGAACTCAGTGGTGTGATAGGACATGAATCAACCCATGGTTTTGATTTTCTTCACAATCTTCCATATGGGGCCAACCAAAGATTTACTCAACAACAGATTGATAACCTAATTCGTGATCTTGGAACGCTTCCACGTGGAGCCAGTCAATTACCAGAACTTCGCGCGGGTTTGTTACGCGCACGTTTAGGTGATCCAGGATTTTCTCGTGAACTTTACCTTCGTAATCTAGGTGAGACACGGGCACGTGCTGGGCAAGCTGGTTGGCAACACGGTAATTTAATGGATCCGTACGGCACTAGTATTGTAGGGGAATCAATGAAGTTGAAACCTGGCGTACGCCCACGGCTATCTAGCGGTACTGCCTATGAGCGAGTTATGGACCCAAGTTCTCCGGTCTATACCCGTGACATTGAACGCATCATTTCAGAGCTTAGACAAGAAAGGTAGGGTCCCATGGCTGAAGCAGCGAAAATAGAGGAAAGTGGTTCTCGCAGTGATGTTGCTGCCGCCTTTGATAAGGTGGAGGTAGCACAGGCAAAGGTTGAACCTGTTAAGGTTGAACCTGCGAGAATTGAACCTGCAAAAATTGAACCTGCGAAGATTGAACCTGTAAAGGTTGAGCCTGCAGCTCTTCGCGGTGAAGGAGAGGTTAAAGAACCTGCGAAGGCCGAAACCTTGGGAAAAGTTGGGGAACCAGCCAAGGCCGTCGAACTAAAGGCTGGTGAAGTAAAATCTGATGAAGCTAAGTGGCAGGACCGTCTCACAAAGGCGCCACCTTCATGGAAGCCAGAAGCGCGTGAGTCATGGGCACAACTTCCCTCGAATGTTCGGGTTGAAATTCATCGACGTGAGTCTGAGGTTTATCGGGTGCTTCAGAACTCGAAAGAGGCGCGGGAATTTCACCAAGAGTTTCAAAAGGTGGCACAACCTTACGCGATGCTTATCGCTCAGGAAGGTTCTCCACTCCTTGCCTTTAGTGAGTACTTGAAAACAGGCTCGCTTTTGCGTATGGGCACGCCGCACGAGAAGGCGATGGCGGTAGCACGCGCAATCAATCAATTCCAGGTGCCTATTGAGTTGCTTGATGCAGCCTTGGCTGGCACCTTAAAGGCTGGTAATGGCGCAGGTGGTGCTGCCCAGTTTCGTGACCCACGCGTTGACCAACTCTTAGGGACGCTCGCGGAACAACAAGCACGGCATAATCAACAGGTAACTGAGGAAGTTGATGGCGAGCTTGAGGAATTTGCGACAGACGAGAAAAATAAGTATTTTCATGATGTCCGCGATCTCATGGCGGATATTATGGAGGTAGCCGCTCGCCGAAACAAGAAGGTCAGTTTACAGACAGCTTATAGCCAGGCTATAATGTTACATCCTGAGATTTCGAAGTTGGTGAAAGTTCAGGAGACGACGCAAACCGAGCAGAAGTTGACGCAGGCAGCCCAGGCCGCAAAGGCGGCAGCAGTCAGCATCACTGGGTCACCTGGCGCACCTGGTGGGGTTGTAGCGTCGGACGGCACGGTTCGTGGTTCTATCGAGGCAGCCATAGCCTCGTTGAGTGGAAGGTAAGAAGCGAGGCTCATCTTACCGGACGCGTGTAATAAGAGCGTAGTTTCCCTCAACTAGCAAAAGGAGCCTTAAATGGCATTCCCAAACGTAACAGACATCGTCGCGACGACCATTGAGTCTCGCACGAAGAAGATCGCTGACAACACCACGAACAACAACGCCATATTGTCGCGGCTAAGTCAGCGAGGTAACGTCAAAACCATCTCCGGCGGCTCCACGATTTTCGAGGAGTTGAGTTTCGCGGAGAACGCCAATTCTGGCTGGTATTCTGGTTACGACCTGCTGCCCGTTGCGGCACAGGACGTGATCAGCGCGGCACAATTCAGCATGAAGCAGGCCGCGGTGCCAGTTACCATTTCTGGCCTGGAGATGTTGCAAAATGCCGGCAAGGAGCAGATGATCGACCTGCTGGACGGTCGCATCACGGTGGCAGAATCCACCATGTCCAACCTACTGTCCCAGGGTGTTTACTCTGACGGCACAGGTTACGGCGGCAAAACCATCGTGGGCCTGGAGGCTGTGGTGCCTGCGAACGCGTCCGGTACGTCAGGACGTATTGCCACCGGCACGTACGGCTCGATCGACCGCGCCACGTGGTCCTTCTGGCGTCCCTGGTCCTCGCACCCAACCACCGCGCTCACCGCCGCCACGATCCAACAGGCGATGAACGACGTCTGGGCGCAGCTGGTGCGTGGGTCGGACAGGCCTGACCTGATTCCTTGCGACTCGTTCATGTGGGGTATTTACATGGCGAGTCTGCAGGCGATTCAGCGGTTCACGGACCCTTCCTCGGCGAAGCTTGGTTTCCCGTCCATCAAGTATATGGACGCGGACGTGGTGCTTGACGGTGGCCTGTATTTCCCATCCTCAGCCTACGGAACGGGAGCCGTGACCAAGACCATGTATTTCCTCAACACGAAGTATCTCAAGTGGCGGCCACACGCGCAACGCAATATGGTGCCTCTGGCGCCGAACAAGCGTTACGCGATTAACCAGGACGCGGAAGTCACCATCCTGGCGTGGGCTGGTGCGTTGACGACCTGCGGTGACGCATTCCAGGGCCGTCTGACCAGCAACTAACTAAGGAACCGCGGGGACTTCGGTCCCCGCTCCTTAAAGGAGATAATCATGGCGTTTCAAATGGTAGATCAACGGGTGGGTTGGCCAGCGATCAATGATGTAAGCACCACGCAGAAGATTCCAACGGGTTCAATAGCTTATATATCAGACCAAGCTGGCACTGTTCCGCTGGGAGGTGAGGCAGTCTACCTCAAGGCTGGTGGCGCGAACATTGTGGTTGGTTCAGTGTGTGAGCTGGATCCGAACGTGGGGGCGATTTTGGCACCGGCGACTGGGGGTGAGGGCCCGGTAGTAATCAGCCTGAACATTGTGCCTTCGGGTTCATTTGCTTGGTTCGCTGTCGAGGGAACCATACCAGTCAAAAGTCCAAACGCAACGGTCATTGGCGCGGCAGTGTTTATGCTAGCGGCGACCGCTGGTAGCGTGGACGATGCGGCGGTGGCGGGAGAGCAGATCCTCAACGCAGAGTTTGCGAGCTCGACCGGCGTGCCTTCCACGGGGTTGGCGCTCGTTACCATCGATCGCCCGTTCCATCAAGGACAGATCACCTAACAGGAGACGCTCATGCCAGCAGGACTTCCAGGTTCGACAAACGCGGACAACCTGGCAAACCCAAGCACGGGTCGGTTCGTTATCTTCGACCCGTTGTCTGGACCCAAGGGTTCTCCGCTCGATAAAGACAGTTCGGACAAAGCTTCAACCGGTGCCCTTCAGACGGGCATCGGTTACAGCGCGTTGCCAGTGATCGCCATTCAGCCTGGTGATGTTCCAGCCACGGCTCCTGGGGCAATCTCTCGCGCAGGGTTCACGGACAATCAGGTTCCTGGTGAAACCACACCGCAGGAAGGCACCATCAACACCATCAACTCCGCCTTCATGTATATCGGTGGAGGGCGCCAGGTAACTGGTGCCGGTGGAGCGAACGTGGCAGGTGCTGCTGGTTCTCCTCCATATACCGCAGGCGTCGCGATTTGTGGAGCAGGTAACGGGGCCTCACGGGATGGTGGTGCGGGGCCCGCGTTCCTTGGTTTTCCTCTTAAGATGGTGACGGCGGCGGGCACCGTGGCGAATGGCGCGGCGACCGAGGCTGGTTGGGTTAACCGTTCAGGAGTATCACTCACCATAAACCAGTCAGCGAACGGCTCAAGCACGACGACGCTAGCTATAGCGAGCTAGTGTGGCTCTTACCCAGGCCCAGGAGTCGGCAATGTTTGCTGCCTTGGCGGCGAACAGAAATGTTATACCGCCTCTGCAGATGGCTGGTATTGGGCAGATTCCTGTGGCGCTTTGTCCATCCACATGGGGTGGCATGGGGGTTGCAGCACTAACCCCTCAAACTTTTGGGGTGGCATATTCACTAGTTACGATGTTTGACGTGCCTTTTCCTAATTTCGCTACTTCTGGGTTATCACCAGAAGGCTGTCTTTTTGATCAGTTTACGGATAGCTTGGCGTTCCTATCCAAGGGCATTTACATTTTAACTATGAATTTTGTCGGCACAATACCTGCAGGGGCTGACTTTCAATTCACTGTTTTCAGGAATGGGGTTGAGACACCGATTACGATAGGCGCGGGCGCATCCAATCAGACCAGTGCTTTTGCATCGTCCACTTCCGGCATCGCAGAACTGAATTCAGGGGATGCCTTGACGGTTCAGGGTAAAGCAGATCAGGCAGGGAGGTTGTTTACCCCACTTTTTGTATCGATGCAGGCATCGAGGATACGGTAATGCTTAACTCTGGCGTTTTATCATTTGATGCTACCGGTAGGATACGGATTGCTAACGCTCTCCCTCCTACCAACTTCAATGGTGGAACGCCAACGCTTCCTACCGCTGGAGCGAACTTGCTCGCGGGAAATAACGCTGGTCCTCAAGTTTATGCACAAGGTGCTGCTTATACCCTTGACGGAATTTTGTGCGCTACCTCGATTGGGTCAATAGATCATTATTCTCAAGGTGGGTTGCCTATGGTGGCTAGCGACGAGGTAGCTGTTGACCCAACTGGGGCTATCGCGTTTTATAACGCAGGGTTGCCTTACACGGCGGCTGGAAAGCTGGTCGTGGCTGTGGCAGAAATACCAACTTAATCCCGCCGGCGAGACGGGCCCTTCTCGACCTAGCTTGGAGGTAAAGACGATGGAAATGCTCGAATACGATCATGAAGGTTTCACGAAACCGCGCGCTGGTGATGAACAACTCGCCATTCGCTTCTTTAAGAAGGCCTCACAAGATATGGAACAGACCAAGGCGCAGGGTCGTCCAATCTTTACTGAGGTCGAATTCATTCAGATCATGATCCCTGGCGATAAGGGCACTGTCATTGTGCGCCCTATTGGCATAGAGGATCAGCAAAGGTTTGGCAAGCAATACGACGATTGGGTGCGCTCTAACAAGGATTCTAAAGAAGTTCTTGTAGGAACTCCGTTAGAGGCGTGGAACCAGATGTCGTTGGCGCAGATTGAGGAATTTCGTTACTTTGGCGTGCGCACGGTAGAGCACCTTGCCACCCTTCGTGATGACGTAATGCTCAAGATGCCTGGAGCCATTTCACTGAAGAAAAAGGCACAGGAATTTCTCGACGCTGCCAAGGAAGCGGCACCGCTCTCCAAGATGCAGGCTGAGCTTGAGAAGCGTGATAACGATATCGCCGTATTGCAGCATGCCCTGAAAGAGCAGGGTGAGATGATCGCCAAACTGCAACGTTCACAGCCCAAGGAGCTGCATGCCAACGTATGACATTATTGCGCAGACGACCCTAAGTCAGGGCGTTACGACAATTTGTCGGTTGACGGGGCAACCTGTGCCTGCTGATGCGGCTGGTTCAACTGATCCTTCAACGCAGCAGATGGTTGAGGCGTTGAATCAGTCGGCATCAGATCTTTTTGCTATGCGTGATTGGCAGGAACTTCGTCAACAGCTTAACCTGAGCATTCTGGCAGATTCTCAGGGACAAACGGAAAAGGCGTATGATCTTCCGCCTGATTATGGGCGCTTTGTTGATGTAACCCAATGGTCCACGTCACAACAGTGGCCGGCCGTTGGACCAATCTCGCCGCAGGGATGGATAGCGTACCTTGTTAATAAGTGGACACCAGTTACGTCCCTGTACTGGCAGATTAGGAATGATCAGCTTTGGTTCCTGGCGCCACCTTTCCCTACCGCTCAGCCTTTCACGGCATATTATATCTCACGAGGTTATGTCCGTGATCAAGATGACTCAACATTATTCAAGAACTATGCCAACAAGAACGGTGATACTTTCCTTCTTGATGGTCAGTTGATTTCTTTACTTGGGCGCGTAAAATGGCTAGAGTATAAGGGTTTTGATAGTGCGTCCGCGATGCGTGACTTTCAGACACAATACGATTCACGTGCGGGAAGTGATGAAGGTGCTCTGGTCTATAATCTTTCTGGGACAACTGGAATGCCTCTCATTAGTTCAGCAAATGCTCCTGATACAGGATATGGCTCATGAGCCTTAGACCTGTACGTTCATTGATGTCGACCGTGCCACGTCGCGCTAGTGTGACGAAGACGCATGAGGCGTATACTTATCCAGCACCAGTTGGCGGCCTCGATTTTATGACGCCGTTAACTCAAATGGACGCAAAGTCTGCGATCAAGGCATCAAACGTCTTGGTACGTAATTACGGTCTTGAGTTCCGTTCTGGTTGGCGTCGGTGGGCTTCACTCATTCCCGGTGAAGTTCGCACGATCATGCCGTATAACCCGCCGCGGGGACTTGGTCCGTCGGCGATTGCTAAGCTTTTCGCCGCCTGCTCTGACGGTAAGATTTATGACGTTACCGCGCAGACGAACGAGTCAACCATCCCACCTGTTTCTGCGACAATTTCAGGACAGTTGGAGCCCGGCGAATTTAGCTGGGTAAACTTTGCAACACCAACGAACAATTTTCTCTGCGTCGTCTCCGCTGGTGGTGGTTACTGGACCTTTGACGCTACTGGTGGATGGATAAACCAAACAGCTAATATCTCTGGCGCAGGAAGCGCTGCCGCGATTGACTTTGACTTTGTGATGTCATGGAAGAATCGGCTCTGGTTCATTAAGAACCTAACGGCTGACACCTATTTCCTTGGCGTTAACTCCATTATCGGAGCTTCTACCGCCTTTGACTTTGGGCCCTTGCTGGTGCATGGTGGGGACATAAAGGCCATGGCCTCATGGACCGTGGACGGTGGCGATGGAATCGATGATAAACTCATAATTGCAGGTTCTGAAGGCGACCTCTTAATCTATGAGGGAACTGACCCTTCAAGCGCTGCCGCGTTCCGTATCATCGGCCGCTGGTTCATTGGGCGCCCGCCAAATGGTCGACGGTTCATGGCACGTTATGGTGGTGACCTGGGGATGATTACCCAGTTTGGTCTCGTCTTTCTTTCACGCCTACTTCAGCAGACTGGTGTGACCGTTGATAAGGATGCTTCGGCTTCGTTCAAAATAAACCCGATATTCGCTAACTTTGTCCGTAATACTGTGCTTACGCAGTATTGGGAGATTCGTTACCTGCCGCAGCTTGAAGCCATCTTTATCAATATGCCTGACGCAATTGATACTAGGAACAGGCAATGGGTGATGGACATAAACTCACGCGCCTGGTCAACATTTGATGGCGTTCCGATGCTAACGTGTGAAAATTTCCAGGGTGAACTTTACTTTGGCACGCTTGATGGCATCGTTGGCAAGGCTTTTGAGGAGAATGCCTCATCCGACGGAATTCTTTCAACAGGTGCTGTGGGAAATGACATAGGTATTGAGGTCCAATCCGCCTTTGTCCCGAACGGTGATCCTGTGCGCATAAAGCGGTTTTTGCATGCAGCCTTAACATTTCAAGGACAGCTTAAGCCATCAATCGCTGCCCAAATAAATCCTGATTGGGGATTTGGGAGCACTCCTGGTTCGCCAGTTTTTATTGGAACTGATCCATCTTTATGGGACATAGCTCTCTGGGACCAAAGTCTCTGGTCAGGTGGTCCAGAAATCACTTTCCGTGGCTGGTTTGGTATTGCAGGCCTCGGTTATTTTGGAAGTCTTCGTTTTACTGGACGTGGTCTTCCAAGAACATACTTTGTTAACTGGACGTTCGTCACAGAACCTGGGGGTTTAATGTGATAGTTTGCCCACGCACGCCTGAGCAGGCAGCTCTTCTGTTCTCGTTCTTAAATGAACGCGGGTCGCCGGTGCGCGCATCACCTGAACTTCGGCTGATTGGTCACGTTACTAATCATGAGCCGCATATGATTAATGCAGTTGTTGCTTATGACAGCTTCATTGGGCGTGTATGCTCAATGCACATTGCTGGTGAAGGTGTAAACTGGCTTGATAAGACTTTCCTCTACGTTGCTTTTCATTATCCCTTTGTCCTTTGCGACTTTGTGTCGATTATTGCAACCGTGCCAGGGGATAATGAAAAGGCGCTTAGGTTCGATAAACGTATTGGTTTTAAAACCTTTGACATAATTAAGGATGGGTGGAAGCCAGGCATCTCTCTACACGTTCTTAAAATGGATAAGAAAGATTGCCGATGGTTGTCACGTATCAAACAACCATCTTTCGTAAATTTAAGCGCTATTCAACCAGTAGAGGTGTTTAATGTTCAGCCAACGGCTCCGGGAATGCATTAGGCTTGGGGTAGCGCCGGAGTTACTCCATTGGGCCAGTACCGCACAGGGTGGTAAGGGTTCAGCACCTGCAGCTCCTGATTACGCTGGTGCAGCGCAGGCTCAGGGAGCGGCGTCTAATGAGGCAATAACTCGACAAACGTGGGCCAATCGTCCTGAACAAATCACCCCGTGGGGGCGTACGAGTTGGGGTGCGAACGCTGACGTTGACCCGGCTACTGGTCAACCAATCACGCGGTTTACCCAGACACAGACGTTGGACCCGCGCCTTCAAGGTGCCTTGGATGAACAATTAGCGGTCCAAGGTGGCCGGAGTAAGCTAGCGTCCGAGCAGATCGAGCGTGCCGGCCAGGCTCTTGACCAGCCGTTTAATTGGGGTGCGATGCCTAACGCTCCTGGTTCAATGGAGCAGGCACAACAGGAAGCGTACGGGCGCACCCAGAAGTTTCAAGCACCTGAACGTGAAATTGCGCGCGAGCAGATGGAACAGCGGCTCCC